TGTATAAGAATTACAATCTTAAAGAATGGAAACTTAGATACTCCATGGCTCATCGTGGAGATAAGGGAACTGACGAAAACATTAAAACTGAATTGTTGGTTACCAATTATTCTATTGTCCCACAAACCCCATTAGAACTCGCATTATCATGAACTTAACTGACTACATCAATGACATCCCAGACTTTCCTAAAAAAGGAATTCTCTTCAGGGACATGTCCCCACTTCTAAAAAGTCCTGAAGGATGGGCTTCGGTTATGCGTCAATTGGGATTATTCTGTGAAAGATTAAATCCTGATTTGATTGTTGGTATTGAATCAAGAGGATTTATTATAGGATCTGCTTTAGCAACACAGCAGAGAACTGGGTTTGTTCCTGTCAGAAAGAAGGATAAATTACCTGGTAAAGTGATAGGAGTAGATTATACTTTAGAGTATGGTAGAGATCGATTAGAGATACAATCAGATGCCTTGGATGGTTCTCCTAGAGTGCTTCTAGTAGATGATTTACTTGCTACTGGTGGAACAGTGAAGGCTGCTTCAAAGTTGATAGAAAAGGCAGGTGGACAGTTAGTAGGATGTGAGTTTATAATAGAATTATCTTCTCTCAAAGGAAGAAATAACATTCCTCAAGTTCCTATTAATTCATTGATTAGTTATGAATAGAACTTTAGAAGATTATTTTTTTATTTCACTTATTTTTCTTGATGAGTTTATTAAGAGAACTCTAATAGGAATATATTATCTCTGGCAAAAATTTGATTACTGGAACTTTAATAGGAAATTACCCAAATGACTGATGAACTAGAAAAGGAAAGGTGGATTGATGATGATTATACCATGATCAATCAATATTATATGGGTAAGACTATGTATCCTAATCTTCCTTGCTATCTTCAAGATGAGAATGGAGAGGTTTTTGAATTTAAGTGGGACTTAATCTATCAATACATTTCTAAACTACAAGATTATGAGTATTGAATTAAAGGATTGGTTGAACTCCATCAACTTCACCAAAGAAAATTTAATGGAAGATCCTGATGCAAAGAAGGACTATCCATCTTATATTATTAATCGTTGTTTATCAGGACATCTTGATTGTGTGATGTTTGCTAACGAAATGAATAAGTATTCATTCCTAGATAAAGACCTCCAATATTCTTTTTATCTAAATACACTTAGGAAAAAGAAGAGATTTTCTCCCTGGCTCCGTAAGGATAAAGTCACGGATCTAGAAATTATCAAACAATACTATGGTTATAGTAACGAAAAAGCATCTAATGCTTTGAAAATATTAACCCCTGAACAAATTAATTACATTAAACAACGACTTGATACTGGAGGAATGAAATGACTACCACGGTAGAACCTGAAGTAAGTTGGTCTCAAGACCAGATGGTAGAAGTGCTTCTAAATGAACCCGATGATTTCTTAAAAGTTAGGGAAACATTAACAAGAATTGGTGTAGCGTCAAGAAAAGAAAAGAAACTTTACCAAAGTTGTCATATTCTGCATAAGCAGGGTAGATACTATATCGTACACTTTAAGGAGCTTTTTGCACTTGATGGAAAGCACGCTAACCTTACTTCTAACGACGTTCAGCGTCGGAATCGTATTACTCGTCTTCTTGCTGATTGGGGTCTCATATCTGTAGTGAAACCTGATTCAGTATCAGACATTGCTCCACTCAATCAAATCAAAGTTCTTGCTTATAAGGACAAGGGTGATTGGGTGCTAGAGCAGAAGTATAATATTGGGAAGAAAGGTAAGACCCAAGAGACTCAGGAAAAGGAAACCGAATAAAAATATAGGGAGTTCAACACTCCCTTTTTTTATGATTTGTGCTATAAATAGGTATGGATGCCGAAAGGATCCACGACACACTCGCTTAACAAGGAGATACTATTATGGGTAACCTAGCAAGGTACACCGCCTCAGATCTTCCTGCATTATTGGACAGGATCTCAAAGAACAGTATTGGAATGCATGATTATCTTGATCGTGTATTTGATTTCCAAGAACAATCAAACTATCCACCATATAATTTGGTACAATTAAATAATCATGAATCGAAACTCGAAATCGCCCTTGCGGGGTTTAAGAAAGATGAACTCAAAGTCTATACGGAGTTTGGAAAGCTATATGTGGAAGGCAAGAAAGAAGAATCAAAAAATGATAGAGAATTTGTCCACAAAGGATTGGCCCAACGTTCCTTCCAACGAGTCTGGACGGTCACCGATGATACGAAGGTTGGATCCGTCGAGTTTGTGGATGGACTCCTCACAGTGGACTTGAATAAGATAGTTCCAGAGCATCATGCTCGTAAAGAGTATCTATAAATATAAATGAGTTCGAGATGGATCAGCACCTTGTCAATTGACAGGGTGCTTTTTTATTGCTATAATATGTCCAAATGCTTTTTTATTATGAGTGAAGATTTCACTAGAATAGCATCAGCACTTGAAAGAATTGCTGATTCTCTTGAAAAGAAGTGGCACATTGATATTGATCATGGTCACATTGAGAGGATAGATAATATAGAACACGGTGATATAGATACTCATGCTCATTCTTTTTAACCATGCCTGAACAACAAACACTTAAGTTTACCATCAGACAAGATGGATTAGTTTCAGAGGAAGTTATTGGTGTTGTTGGCAATGCCTGTCAAAACCTAACTAAATCTATAGAAGAAAAACTTGGTGAAGTTACTTACATAGAACGTAAACCAGAATACTATCAACAAGAAAATGTCACACTTCAGCACAATCAAAACGAAGATCAAACACAAACCACAACTACTTGAAGCATTAGAACTACTTCAATATGATGTTAAACAAGATCAGGAACTTATTGTTGGTGGGAATCATGGTAAGAACCACCCTATAGTTCAAGCTGATATTTGTATAGCAAATGATATTGGATTTAGATTTAATCCAAATACTGAAACTTATGAGTTAGTAACTGACATCGAAACTTGGAGTGAATCTATTCCTCCACAAAGGTTTGTTGACAAAGTTACACAACAGTATGCTAGAATGACTGTGCATAACACAGTTAAGGAGATGGGATTTAAAGTTGAAGAGGAATGGGAAATGGAGGACAACTCCATAGAATTAACAGTTACACGTTGGGTTTGAATTATGACTATTAAATTAGCTCTTCTTAAATCAGGAGAGGATGTTATTACTGACATGACTGAAATGTGTGTTGGTGATGAAGAAAATAGAAGGGTAATTGGGTATTATTTTGATAGACCCTGTATTGTTAAAATGAGGAATCCTCAACAACAACCACAGACTGATGGTAATGCCCAGAAAGCAGGATTTGAGGTATCTCTTTTTCCTTGGATGCCATTGTCTGCTGACAAAAAGATTCCTGTCACTGCTGATTGGTTAATTACTATGGTTGAACCAACAGCTAAATTAAAAGAAATGTACATTGAGGATGTAGTAAATGGACCAGATAGTAAAGATAATTCATCTAACGACAAATCAGATTCTGATAAGTGAGTTAGTTGAAGTTGCTCCGATGGATGTAGGAGCACCTGATTGTAAGATGGTAAATCCATTTACAATTAAAGAAGATCAAACTTTAGAACCTTGGTTGCTTAATGTGACTAAGGATGATATATTCATGATTAGTTCTGACAAGATTTTAACTCTTGTAGATCCCACCCCCACCTTACTTGAAAAATACATAGATCTTACTAAATGAAATTCTATACCAATGTCCAACTAATCGGTAACCAATTTTTGGTTCGTGGAGTTGAGAATGGTAGAAGGTATGAACATCGTGATGAGTTCTTTCCAACTCTATTTGTCAAATCTAAAGGAAAGGCTAAATATAAAACGTTAAGTGGAGAACCAGTTGAACCTATTAATCCAGGCACGGTTAGAGATTGTCGTGAGTTCTATAAGAAATATGAGGATGTTGAGGGATTTGCGATATATGGGAATGATCGGTATATTTACCAATATATTTCAGAGAAATACCCAGATGATGAAATCAAGTTTGACATATCTCAAATTAAACTTGTTACTTTGGATATTGAGGTTGCGTCTGAGCACGGTTTCCCAGACGTTGAATCTTGCGCTGAAGAGATCTTGGCAATCTCAATACAGGATTACACAACTAAGCAGATTACTACTTGGGGTAGCAAACCCTTTCAGAATAATAGGAAAGATGTAACTTATTATCATTGCCCAACAGAGCATCAACTTCTATCATCATTCATAAATCATTGGATGGAAGATGTTCCTGATGTGATTACTGGTTGGAACATGCAACTTTATGATATTCCATATATTGCTAGACGCATTCAACGTGTTCTAGGTGAGAAGTTAATGAAGAGATTATCTCCTTGGGGTCTTGTATCAGAAGGAGAAACATTCATCAAAGGTCGTAGACATATAACTTTTGATGTGGGTGGTGTTTGTCAGTTAGATTATCTTGATCTCTATAAGAAGTTTACTTATAAGGCACAAGAATCATATCGTTTGGATTATATTGCACAGGTAGAATTAGGACAGAAGAAGTTAGACCACTCTGAGTTTGATACTTTTAAGGACTTCTACACAAAGGGTTGGCAGAAGTATATTGAGTATAATATAATTGACGTTGAACTTGTTGACCGTCTTGAAGGTAAGATGAAGCTGATTGAGCTTGCTCTTACTATGGCATATGAAGCCAAGGTTAATTATAACGATGTGTTCTATCAAGTAAGAATGTGGGACACCATCATTTATAACTATTTGAAGAAGAGGAATATAGTAATTCCTCCAAAGAATAGATCAGCAAAGAACGAAAAGTATGCGGGGGCGTATGTCAAGGAACCGAAACCAGGAAAGTATGATTGGGTGGTCTCTTTTGACCTTAACAGCCTGTATCCTCATCTTATTATGCAGTATAATATCAGTCCCGAAACCATCAGGGAGACTAGACATCCCAGTGCGAGCGTTGAGAGGATCTTAAAACAGGAGTGTGAATTTGATGGAGA